CGGGGATTCGGTGGCTTCAAACATCATCGGAACAGGCATTTCTTCTGGCGGTGATGGATCAGGCGGGGGCGCTATAGCAGGAGTTTACTTCAACTCCCCCGGTACGAATTGCACTGATGGCACGAGTAGGTATGCCTCACGCATTTCAGTAAGCAATGTTGACATGGACGGTACTGCCGATGCCGTGGTAAAAGGTTCAAATGTTATGACTAACGTAACGGTGGGGGGTTTATCGCAGGGTGGCAACGTCACAGCAAAAGTTACCGGTAGTAACATCACCTCTTTGGATACCTCATGGGAACCGGCTTTAGGGAATCCAGCTTCAAACGGATATGTGCTTTCTTCCACTACAGATGGGACTCGCTCATGGGTTGCTCAATCAAGTGGTGGTTCAATGGTATGGCCATCTGGCGGTAGTGGTATCCCGTACTATAGTGGCAGTTCTTCATGGGGTACAACTCTGTCCACCGGAATGAATGCCTCTCAGTTGCCGCAATTGGATAGTAATGCCAAATTCCCCGGTACAGTAGAAACAGCTATTCAGCAAAGCTCTGAAAAAGTAACCGGTTTTGCCACAAGTGGGAATTGGACTCTTGGCACAAACTGGACATTTGTTACAGATCATTTGCAAGCGAGTTCTTCCCCGGCTTCTCCAGGGTCTACCTATACGGCATTCACCCCCACCATTGGAGTAAAATACAGGATTTCGGTAACTGTGACCAATTATTCTGGTTCAGGGGCAATATTGTTCAGTTTAGGCGGAGTGAATAGTTCTTCATACACCGGGAATGGGACTTATACCGAAGATATAACAGCCACAACTACGGGGCAACTGGTACTAGGGGGGTCGGCAGCAGGTTTTACCGGATATGTTCCATCAGTTTCCATAACCGAAGTACAGAGTGGCAACATAGTATCAAACGTATCATTAGGTGCTGGAAGATCCCCTACGGCACCATTAGATGTATACTCTAGGACTGTAAACGGAGGAGCTACTGCGAAATTCACTCTTGACGGCCCCGTTGCTGCGAATAGTCTCTACCTCACAAATTATGTAAATAGCGCGGCGGCAGGTAACAGCGTCCTGATGCAAATGTCACGCGGTTCGATGGCGTCTCCCTCCGACGTTCTTGCCGGTGACCGTATAGGCTCTTTTTTCTTCCAGGCTGAAGGCGGCGGGGCGTTTCGGACTCCGGCAAGCATCGAGACATATGTAGACTCAGGAGCGGGGACAATTACTTCTACGAATGTGCCCACCAATATCCAATTTAAGACGGCCCCTGTTGGTTCAGCAACTAGGGCAACAGCAATGACGATAGGTGCCGACAAGAGCCTTACAGTCGTTGGCAACATATCTACAGCCGGAACAGTAGACGGTCTGCAAAATGTAGTGGTAACCACAAGCCTATCTCCTGCGGTGGAATCCCCGGAGATGCTTAACGTGTTGAACGTGAACAATTATGTTACGAACAACGGCGGGATCACCTATACGTTACCCACTGCGGCGGCGGGTAAGCGGAGATGCTACAGGCACTATACGGCAAAAACAGGGACTATCACGATTAACACGTCAGCGTCCGGGCAGTTTATCGACCAAAACGGTACAGCTTCGGCTTCAGGAGGATACGTTGTTTCTGGTGGAGCACTTGGGGACTCGGTGTGTTTTACAGGGGTAAGTAGTACCGTATGGCTAGAAGAAGATAAACATGGGACATGGACTCTCCATTGAGAACCTACGCACTAATAACCCACCAGTGAGGATAGAGGAATGAAACTGGCTATCTCAGAACTCACGGAAGCCGAACACGACCTGAGAAATGAAATGATAGCTGACGATACCCCGGCGGAGGTCAAAGTCAGGTTGGTCTCGGTGCTGTCGAATGTCACAACGGCGAAGAAACATATTCTGCACCTCATGGGAGATAACAAGTGATAGACCGCGACCGTTTTTATTTTGCTATTGAAGGACCATTCGGACCTCTCAGCGATTCGCAATTCAAGGGGCTTGATGCTATCCTGAACTTCATGGAATCGGACCTGTCTATTACCGATAACCGATGGAGGGCTTACGAACTGGCGACAATAAAACACGAGACAGCAGACACATACAGGCCTATTGAGGAGTACGGCAAGGGTAAGGGCCACACTTACGGAGAACCCGGCTCTAATGGGCAGATTTTCTTCGGTAGGGGGTACGTTCAGCTTACGTGGGAGGATAATTACAAGTCCATGCAAGGACACATAGGCGTGGGACTTTTTGACCATCCTGAACTTGCATTGCAACCTGAAACAGCGTATAAGATAATGAGCTACGGGATGAAGAACGGTTCATTTACCGGCAGGAGGCTTGCCGACTATTTCAATGATACGTTTTCCGCCCCGCTTCATGCGAGAAAAATCATTAATGGCATGGACCAGGCAGAGAAGATCGCCGGGTATTACGAGGTATTCAAAACAGCTTTATCGTGAAAGGGGGGATTTCTACGGCTCAGTTTAAGTTCTTCTGCTACGAGCGCAATATAGAATATGAGGATCATTATTGCGGTCAGTGCAAGTTCCACGATTGCAGGTTTAACATCCACATGAAACAGGAGGCGAACAAATGAACTTCAACCAGATAGCAGGATACGGAATCATCATACTCGGCGTAACGGGGATTATTGCAGGTGCCATTATCTCCGGTACTGCCTCCAGTTCCAACGCTTCCACAGCCCTTATCATTATCGGTAGCAATGCTTTATCAGCACTTGCGGGGGCAATAGTGGCGCACAATACCAACAAGCCAACGGAAGCCTATGACCCAAACGAACCAGAGAAAGGAGCAACAGAATGAGCGCACTAGGAGACAAGCTGAACGATATTTTTGATGCCATTACTCAAGCCAACCAAGTGATAGAGGATGCCATTGCCCTTGATAATGGCGGTCAATCCCTTATCCTCCTCGTCGGGGAAATCATGATGATGGTGGTATCCGGCGGCACAGACGTTCCGAAAGCCATTGAAGCTCTCGGCAATCTCAATAAGATCATCGCCAACGTGAAAAAAGCTAAACTGGCGCAGGTGGCGCAGACCAATGGCTGACTTTCTTTCGCCTTTGCGTGTCCAGTTGCTTCCTGAGAATCCCGATTGCGTCAGGTGGATGGTTATCGACCCGCTAAAATATCAATCGGATGTAATGGGAAGGGTGATCGAAGTGCCAACCGGCTTTATTACCGATTTCGTATCCTTCGAGCCGCTAAAGAACGTAGGTCATCGTGCAGCGGTAGTCCATGATTACCTGTATTCCTGCGCCGATGTTGACCGTGAGACGGCAGATAAAGTGCTTAGTGAGGCATTGGGAGTATGCGGAGTGAATGGGCTTCTGGCAGAGGATATGTACGCCGCTGTGCGATTATTCGGCGGTGGACATAAGGACAGTACTTATCTTTTAGGACCGGTAGAATAGAGTTAGCTCATCGCCAGTTGGCAAGCTCACTGAATCCCCCTCCTTTTCAGTGGGCTTTATTTTTGCCCCCTTAATTAAGCTTACTCCTCACATCGATCCGGTAATACTTCGTCACTCCATCCCTGTCAGTCATTACGGTTGCTATGACCGTATAGCGACCGTCAGAGTGGCGACAGCGGGTCCGGCCCGACTGCCGGAGTTCTGATAATACTTTGGCTATGAGGTGGAGCATTTGCACTCCTTAACTATTGCATGGACCGGACAAGCCGGTCATGCTTGCGTTATTTTGCCTTCCTAGCCACCGACTGTGCTGCATTCCAGAAGGGCAACAGATATCTTTCGGTTGACCCCATATCACGCATAAATTTAGGCAGTTTTTTAACCTCTTTCTCAAAAGCGCATTCCCAACATGATGACTTATTTTCTCTGCCGTGCTTACATTCCATTCTTGTCTCCGATCAGCAGCGCACCATAACAAAACATTGGAAGGCGGCTGCGCTTGCGCTTCAATTCAAGCCGTTATTTTAAAAGCCTGTGTTGTGCGTTAACGCGCCTTTTGCCTTTTCGATACTTCGGATCAATTCGACGATATACGATTTATAGCAAGCATCTCTCGTCTTGAAGTTGAATCCAGTTACGCAACTTTTACCAATGGCTAATTGGAATGTTCCATTGTCCTCTATCATTTCGATGTCAGAAACTTTTAGCACTTCGATCACCTCCTAAAAATAACCAAACACAGCAGCGGTCAAGCCGCTGTGTTCAAGCCGTTAGGGCGAAGGGCTTGCGTTCACCCTCCGCCCCGGTTTTCAGCCCTAGTGGTCCGGTTCGGTTTCCGGTTCGGCGATGGGCTCATAGCCGTTACACAGAAGATTCGCCTGGCCGCTCGCCATATGTCCGGCAGCCGAGATGTCAACGCAGGTCAAAATGCTACCGATCTGCGCGGCGACCTTCGGCAGGTAGCACGGCTGGATCTTCTTCCAGTTCGGATCATCAGTCTGAAAATCGTACTGCCCGTGCTTGCAGCTCTGGCAGGCCTGATAATCCCCATCCTTCGCCGTTCCATCCGCTTTCAGAATCCTTGCTCCCCAAGTCATTTCTTTCTCCTTGTACTGCTGAATTTCCCTTTTCAGGGATTCGTTTTCATCGTGGAGGCGCTTCCACTCCCGGAGGAGATCGCCGATGGTGTCGCACGCCCAGTTGATTTGCTCTTGCGTCATGAATGGCATCGAAAATCCGCCCTAACCAGTGCTCCGACCAGACCGAAAAACCGTCTGGTCAAGCACCGGCCCGTTAACTACTCTCCAATATATCGCATACCGTCGCTATGCCAGAGGGTGGGCGGGCGTTTTGCCATTTTGCCAGAAGCCGCGATATTTCCTTTTCGATATCTATCCGATGATTAGCCGCAAAGGTGTCTCTGCCGACTCGGTGGAATTCTTCATGGTGGCCGGTAAGTCCGGAGCAAAGAGGTACGGCTCTGAAGTCCGAACAGCGCATACCTTTCGCCCCATGACCTTTTTTCTGCCAGTGGTGATGTGTGGATTGACCGCCGCAAACAAGGCAGGGCTGGGTGTCAATCCATTTCAGGTACTTAGGGTCTTTGGGTGTCCTATCCTTGAAAAATGTTGTCACTTTTTTGCTCCATTTAGCATTAGCCCCATGTTATGTCAATTATGGTTTCTTCTGTTTTGCAAGTTTCTTGTGTAAACGTAACTTCTTTGACGAATTTGGCTCCATCATCGACAAGTATTCCGCCAAGCACAAGTCCGTCAATGACAGCTTTCGCACTAATCCCGTCGGGGTCTGCCATTCTACACCGCTTTGAATGCACTCTAATACTCGCTCTTTTATCCAATTGCGTACCTTTGCCCTTTGCCAGTGATCCATCGCCAAAAGTTTATTCCATGTCGGGAGTTTAAACGGGAGTACCAACCGTATGCTTTCTTTCTTTGCTGTAAGGCCGTACTTTTCTCCGACTTCGGCAAGGGTGGGTGGAGCGGGGGCTTTCATTCCCTTGCGCTTCATCATGTCTTCATATTCTTGCTCTGTAAATCTCACGGTTTCATCCTTGAAAGTGAAATATGGCAATCAGAACAGCGTACCGGCTCCATCATTGTTTCCCTCCCGATAGTCACCAATCCCTTCCTCACCGGCTCCGGTGCTCTCTCCTTCACCTTCACGCCGATGAAGATAATGACGGCGGCGAGGATGAGACAGCAGAGGCGGTCTTTTGTGCGGGCGGTCATGTACTATTCCTCCGTATCCAGAGAAAGCAGGGCTTTAAGGATATCTGCAAGAGTTGACTGTCTGTGCCATCGTAAAGTGCGAAAAGACGCTTTACCACAATATGAACACCTGCGCCACTGCTGAACATGACCATCATTCGTCATTATTGGCAGACTCCAAACCGACCATGTATGAACACATAGCCAAAAACCTCTCCATTTTGGCATCCCTCCCCCTCCTTTCCCCGCCCGCAGGCTACCCCTTAGTTATATTTGCTCAATCAATATCGAGGTTGCGCGAACCGCATTTCGGACAAACCTTGATCGGTTCCGCTTTCCACTGTTCCCAAGTGACCCACTTCATATTGCGGATTCTTCGTGCAAATTTTTCATAGTCCTGGGCAATAGCTTCACGAAAAGTTTTCCCGTCCCCGTTCATCCTTTCTGAGAGTCGTTCCCCGCAAAGAATTTCGTTCCAATCGGCCAGCGATTTCGCCGGGTTGTAACCATCAATGCTGTAAAAATCATCCTGTTCCCAATCGCAATTGTGACAATGCAGATAGCTCATTTCTTTTCCTCGCATTCCGGACAGGACAAGAACAACATACCCCTCCAAGGCTTCTCAATCTTCGGAGTAAAGTGTTTCCCGCATTTCGTGCAGATGTACATGGTTCCTCCTTTAGTGGATCGCAAATATAACCAACGCTGTGGACCAGTCGGCAAAAACCCGCCGCTGGTCACGCTACAGCGATAGTTTATGGTGCAACTCAATCCACCGTTTAGCGCAACAATTCGCCAAATGAGTCAACTCCTGCATCTCCCGCATGACACCCTCTTTGCCGGTCTTGAGACTCGCGGCCTCCCATTCCAGACATTCGGACTTCACAGCATCCCTCTGTTTTTTGTTGCTGAGTTCTTCCCAAGGGCCGTATTTTTCAAAGCCCCTGATGGCTTCCTTTTCAACTTCCTTCATGAAAGTGATGAGTGTCATTATTGAACCCCTCCTGTAATAATTGACCGCATTTCCTCAACCGACATTTTCCGTCTGCACCCCTCACACGCCCTCCCCACTATCTTGTGTCGGATAAATATAGCGCGTTGACCCTTCACCGGCTTATCTTCCCCGCAGACGTCACAGGCAAATTTCATGGCGGCAGGACGCTTGCGGGGCGTGGGGCGAGTGAGTACCGCTTCCAATATGGTGATTAGTGGTGATAGGTGCATATTATTCCTTTCCAACTCCCGCATGGACCGGACGGGCCGGTGATGCTTGTGTTATCCAAACACCTAATAGTGGTGTATCAGCCTGTAATTACCTATCCAAAAGGAATGACTTGAATTGCATCTGTCGAAACCTATCGGGCCAAGATGAATTACAGCGTGGAATCTAGGCCACCACATGAATTTATTGTTGCCAGTCGGCCATACTTTAAACACCCACATTTTAAACATTGGACGCTTCTGCCAGTCGACCATCAGCCACTTCCACGCTATCCGCTTGCTTTGCCAGATAACCCAGAAGTACCCTTCGTATGTATCGGTATCTCTGCGCTTCATAAATCTTCGTAGTAGCATACTCACCTCTCAAAAATAGATAACCAGCGTTACGACCTGCCAAAGCAGGTCAAACGCATGGCCGTTAGACCTCCGCCCTCAAGGACCTCATACCAACACCCATCCTGCGGCACATGGCGGCAAGGCGGATATCGGGGACCTCGTGGACGCCGTTTGCCTCGATCTGGTAAATACGGGTGACGTTGTTGTTCTTGTACTTCGCCGCTTTCGCCAGTTCAAAAGCTGATGCGCCGGACTTAGCTCTTGCTTCCTTGAATTTGCTTCCATCTATCTTCATATACCCCCCGTCGAAATTGATTGATAAATGAAATATAAACCATTTAAGCGGGGTTGTCAATGATTATTCTTCAAACGCCGTGCAACACGCTTCCCCGTCCTTAATCACCCACACTTCCGGCTGTTCATTCATGGCCGTCGCTTGGACGATGTATGGGCAACCGGGGGGTATATCCTCGTTTACCCATGCCAGTTCTGCCGGATTCTGGCACTTGTCGCACCAGTTGTCGTAAAACTGCATCATCTCTGTTCCGTTTGATGGTAGGTATGGTCCCATGTTGTTCCTCCTTTTTTACCCCCGGTACGTGGCCGGGGGTTGATTACCATTTATCCAGAAGCTCGTCTATCTGGTCGACTTGCAGACTTCTTTCTGGAGTAAATTCTTCATCCAGAATCTTCTCACGGATTCCGATTAACACTCGGGGCAAAATTTCCTGTATGCTCTCAACTCTTGCCATCGCTATACCTCCCGGTTACTTTGTCATATTTCAGCGGCACCATGCCCACTTTGCCCACTTCCTTGAACCTGATCTTTTGTACATGGATTTCAACATCATCGTTTTTCATGTTCCGATAGACTGCGATGCAGTTATCAGCTTTATTCCGCCAGTGTGCGGAACCTTGGCAATCGTAAGGAGTCGGCACAGGGTAATCACCTTCTGCATTTTTCTGTAGCTTTGTTGGATGGACTACAAGCCAGATATGTATCCCATAAGCCCGGGCGAATCGCCTCACCTTTGACAGAGCTTGCGAAATGTACTCGGTTTCGGTTAAGAATCCGGAGCGTTTGTGGTCTAATTCGTTCCATGGATCAATTACGAGCCCTTTAATCCCTTTCCTTAATACCAACGTCTTAGCCCGGGACAAAATACCGTCTATGGTGATTTCATCTTCAGGCGGAAGAATGAAGGTGAAAACATTATTCAAAAGCCCCATTCCTTCCTTGACTGAATTTTCATCCATACGCTTTGTAACGCCTCTGTGAAAAGGTAGTCCAGCCACCTTCTCCATCAGCTTGGCAACATGGAGCTGTAGCGGCTGATTCTCAGGGCTGAAGATTGCAAACCGCCAGTTTGACCACATAAGATTCACAAGTATGGCATCTAAAAACTCTGACTTACCATGTCCCGGGATCCCGGTTATCAATGTCCATTCCCCCGGGCGGACGGTGTAGAGTTCTTTGACAGAAGGCCAACCGGGAGACAAGCCACCCTCAGATCCGTCCCTGTAAAGGTTTAGTATCTGCTTTTGCAGGTCTGTTATTTCAAAGATTCCTTCAACCGGATAATGCCGCGCTTGGCTTATCTTATCCCTCAGCATCTCGGAGCCATGAGTCACCAATACTTCGTTGGCATCCTTGCAGCCTTCCGGCCATTGCACCAGTTTACATCTATCCTTGCCTAATCTCCGGGCCAGTTCTTCCTGTAATACCTGCCCGGGATCATCAGCGTCCACCGCTAAAATGATGGTTTCTATCTTCTCAAGCCACTCCTCGCAGTTTTCCAGAAAGTCAAACTTGCTTGTATAATCCTTCGCTTTCGGTGACGGTGCGCCATCCGGAACCGATACGGTATTTAAAAATCCGGCAACCTCAAGTGATAGCTTGTCTATCTCACCTTCGACAATAATCATGGTGGATCCGGTTACATCGTCCATGCCATAAAAAATACGCTCGGCTCCCGATTCTTGTCGGAAATTCTTTTTTGCATCCCGGGACTTAATGTTAACCACTTCACCGTTCCGGATGAAGGGGAAGCGGATACAATCAACCTCCGCCTCAACCTGCGGCATCCAGACCTTGCCTGTTGTGATCTTGTTCCGGAGTACAACGGATCCCGGGATGCCTCTTACCAAAAACCAATCAAGCGTCTTATCCCGGGGGTCTGATACCTGATACTGAGGTTTTTTCCACACCTTCGGCACCCACTCGTAAGGATTGCTTTTGCGATCAACCCCTTGTTTCAGGGATCCGGAATAGCCACAATGGTGACATAACCATAAACCTTCCTCAATGTTTGCACTCAGGCACTTAGCCTTGGAGTTCTTTCTGTGGGGTGAGCATTGCGGACAATTTGTTGCATGATTGCCTGTTGCCCCGGGTCTAATCTCTATTCCTAATTCCGCCCATGTTTTCATAAGCACACCTCACGCACTGCCCCAGATAGGTTTTGTGGCGGAAATTTTTTACTTACATCATCAACCACCCAGTTCAGTATTGCGAGATAATCGCTCTTATATTTCTTTCCGGTGGATCCTTTGGAGTTATTCAGCTTGGCTATGCAAGCCGTGGTAAATTCACTTCCGTATTTATCCACAAGCTTGTCATGTTCTGCCGGTGTCATAGTTACCCATTCAGCAAAAACAATTTTTGAAGGATCTGGAGGATCTTCTTTCTTTCTTTTCTTTGGAGAAGGAGAAGGAGAAGGAGAAGGAGAAGGAGAAGGAGAAGGAGCATTGCTTAATTCTGCTTGTGCTATGCTTGTAGCAGAATACTCTTGATTTTTATTGTATTTTTCCCATTTAGCAATAGCACCTTTCCTCGCTCTTTCGCTCCTTATTTTGGAATGAAAGGCATAAGGATTGTTTTCTTTCCAATCGTGAATTTCATAAGCATCTGCTTGTTTCTGCAACAAGCATAAATCAAGCAATGCTTGTAGCAGAATTGCCGGATCCCCTTCCCACTGGCAAGCAATCGCAATATCTTCCTGATCCATACCGTAAAGCAAACCTTCCGGCCTATTCTCGGCGGCATAAAGCCATAGATAAATCAAGCTCAACGGACCTTGTGGTCCTAATCTCCGGAGCAGTTTTTTTGTCTTGTAATGGTTGGGAAAGGTAATCTTTAGGCGTATATCACTGTTCATTATGCCCACCTATGCCATTGGCTGAATACAAGAAAGCCCCGCAGGTAGGACGAGTACCATTGGGGCTTTCAGGGGTCAGGGGGATTGCTCCCCATTACCAACTTTAACAAGGATGTCTCGTCCACATCTTGTTGCTATTTAATTGTTGCCGCCATTATCGCACAAGCTCTCCCGAAATGTCAAGGGGCTAATTTGCTAAGTTCTTCATCCCATCTCCGATGGAAGGAATCTTCCCCATCGTCACCCGAAACTAACCAATCCACTCTTTGTGCCATGATATGAGCTTTCCGCAATGTGGCGACTGCTTCCTGGAATTTGGCCATAGTTTCCGGCGTAAAATGGTAGCCGACCGGATCTCCGTAGCTGTCCTTTGCGTCAATGTTGTTGTTCTGAATCATCTCCTCAATTTCGTTTGCTATCTCTCCGATCCTGAATTGATCGTAGTTGAAATGGCCCCCACTCATATTGCCCCCTTTCTCGAATTAACTACCCACCCTGCGCCCGATCTGACAAAGGGCGGCAGGGCGTTACTGTGCGGCCTCTTCGCCATGTGATCTTCATATTTCCGCATCATCTCCGAATGAGTATGGCAAAGCTCCCTTTCGTTCCCTCGGTGCGTTCCCTCGCATCCAACTAGGGTGCAGGGATAACGCTTGCCGTATGGCTTGCGGGTCTTGGCGGGGGGAATATCGGCGGGGACATCCTCCCTGTAATAGCCGCAAATCATGCATCGCCAAGCCAAAACATCGCCGGGAAGGGGATAGAATATCAGTCTTGCGCGGCACTTTGGGCAGTTCATGGCTAGACCTCCGTCCCCGGTTCACGATTCCTAGCTAGCCTCATATCTTCTATCCATGCTTCAGCCTCAAACAGTTTGCCGATAGGAAAGGTCTTGAGCGAGCCGAATTTATCCTTAAACTGTTCAGGGGTTATCCCCACCGATTGTGCCGATTTCCATAAGTCTTTTTGCTGTTGCTCGGAAATGATAGACGGTCGCGGGGTCTCACCTCCTGCCGCCCATTCAGCAACCAGTTTGCCGGATTCTTCGTTAATTGGTTTGTTTAGAGGGAAAAGGGCTTTATGCTGCTCCTGAAGTTTCAGCGGTTGCGGCATCCCCGGTTTATCAGGGGTCAAAAGAAAAGAGACTGTCAACTCAAACGGAAGATTCTTTTCGCAGATAGGTTGCCATCCGATAGGAACAATGACGGTTTTGTTTTGAGCATCCTTTTCCATCTTCACCTTTTCTTCTGCGCGGAAGCATAGGATTATGGTTGCCTTAACCTGTAAAAGACGTTGCACCATTTTCTTATGGTCCATCTTTGGCTTGATCCAAGCCGCCATTTTGCACGCCTCACGCTTGCCGTAATTATCACCGGCCATGCGGTTGAGTTCCTCTTCTTGCCAGTCGAGGACTCCGCCCTCTCCCGCCCATTCATGAGACATGGAATCAACCACTATAACCTTGTATCCGGCTTTGTCAGCGGCAACTATGGCATCCGCATAGTTTGACGGCCTGAACGGTGGGTGAAGATCACAAATGTCAAATTTGAACGTATCGGCGTAATGGAGCGACCTACGCGACTCCGTGTCGATTACCGCAAACTTTTCATCCGGGCCAACAATGCCGGATGCAAGGCGCATTGCCGAGAAGGTCTTGCCGCTTCCCGATGCACCGCCTAACCCGATTAAAAGCCCTACCTGTTCCCTAATTGCCGGTCTAAAGCTATATTCAGTCATGATTTATTCCCCCTGTCCTATTGTTGCCGCTTTTGCTTCCCATGCGGCAAGTTCCCACGGTTTCGGCTCGACATAACATACCCGTTGCGGATACCCCGGCCATTCTCCGGAAGCCATACACTGTTCCCACATGAATTTCCCGTATTCAACCTTTTGCTTGGCAATATCAGCCGTTGCCGGGTCAAGTCCGACAAATGAACAGAGATAAGGTGCATAGGTTTCCTGCGTCATGAAAATAAAGCGCGGGGATTCACCTTCGATAGCCTTGATGCCGCGCCGATAAAGGGCATACTGAATGTCTTTGCCGTGATCTGCCGCTTTAAAACGGGAAGGGTCGGCACTCATGCCGGTGGTCTTAAAATCTATCACCAGTTTCTTGCCGCCGATTTTCTTATGCGATATCCAGTCAGGACGAACCCTGAACCATGTCCCGTTTTCCTCCCAGATATACGTCAGTTCAGAATCGCCTTCCGTATACAAGTTTTTTATGCCAAGTTCAGAGGCCGATAATTGCCTGTGAGCCGCTTCGACCATCAAAAGCACATCATCATATTGACTTCGGAGTAAAGGCGTTTTACCGGCCATCCTTGCTTCTTCTCTGGCTTCTTTTGCGGCCTTAGTCTGCCATGATGGGGCGTCAATCACGACACAGCAATCAATTCCCTCCAAAAAGAGCGAATGCGCCGCTGTTCCAATATCGAATTTGCTTTCCGACTCCTCAACTCCTCCCGGATTCAAGCGCGGATGAAAGAACCAAGCATGAGCTGGGGTGCAGTCTATCAGGTCGGCAATCGTGCCGCGAGACAGGGACGGCACCGGGCAAGGATCAGCGTGATACTCTTCATTGCTTATTTTGTGGATTCCCGCTTTCATCAATCCCCCTCGGCTTCATTATGGCACCATCGGCACCGGTAAAGATTGCCGCCATTCGGACCCATTCCAATATAGTCCCATTTATGGCCGTGTTCGTATGCAGGGTCACAGTTCACAGCGCATCTCCTGCGGGTGATTCAGGCGTATTGACCGGCACATATTCAGTCAGTTTGGGGAATACGCGCACAACCGGCACAGAGTAGCAGAAAATAGTATCGCCATTGACGCCGCTCAGCAGGAGTTGAAACTTAGTCACACCTCCCCTCTCGACAATATCTGCCAGGCAGGTACAATCATCCTTCTTTTCGTCTGCCAACTGCTGTAATTCAGCAAGAGGCAAATCGTTGATTTCCCACCATATCCCAGTTATCATCGGGTTTTCTGCCCTCAATTGACGGGTCTTGCCTTGCAGGTCTGTTATTTGTTCCTTAATGGTCATTTTATTCCTCCTTTTCGTCGGCGTAATGGCGGTGGCAGTCGCATTTCATTTCTTCCCCCTTCCGGCTGTGCCGGGGCTAAACTATCTTTTCATGGGCATGATAAGTCCTTCACCGCCGTCGAATTTGAACCTGATAGCAGAATGCCAATCGTAAGGCGCAATCATGACATTCGGCAGGTCTTTTATCATGTCCAGATATATTGCCGAAACCCTTACTTCCTCGTCAACGCTTCCCGCCATAATGATGTTGCCGGGGTCTTTGACTTTACCGGTTCCGTTGCAATCTTCGCAAGGAATCGCGCACTTGTTAGTGGGCAAACAGGATTTAAGGCAATCATCGTTGTATATCTGGCATTCTTTGCTTTCTCCGTTGGCGCACTTTGGAGCATTTAAGACTTTCGGACATTCCACCATGTAGCCAGTCCCTGAGCACCATTCGCAATTCTCGACTCCCAATTCAAACGGCGGCAATGATTGCCAGACGGTGACAGGCCGCAACATCGCTTCATTGAACAGCGGTTCCGATTTTGGGCCTTTTTCGTTAGTGATTTCAGGTAAGCGTGGTACTCTGATTAAAATCTTACCGTCTGTTGCATACGTCCATTCACCCTGAGAATATGGAGCGTCGATATTGTAGTGCCGGTGGGTTTCATCTTTGCAGCAAAAACTGTTCAGGTCCATCTTTCTTCCCCCTGTTCCCTTGAGTTATTTGATTACCTTCTTGAGTGCTTCGATGATGTACTTCTCCATGCTGATCCCTGAGTCAACCGCCCTCCGTTTAATCAGCAAGTGCAAACTGGCGGGAAGTTTGCGGATGTTAAACCCCTTCGTTTCCTTTTCCATGTGGCCTCCTTTCTGTTGAATTGCTGTCATAACTCTACTCATTGTTACAAGGAAAGTCAAGCGAAAACTACCGCTCTCGCCATTTCAGCGAGGCGATAAATCTTGACGCTACCTTCTCCAACAATATCCCCGCCGCCGCGCCAATAATAGCGAGACCCAGAACCTCAAGGTACCATATCAAGTAGTCGGTCATGGTTTCCAGTCCTCCTTATTTCCCGATAATAATGCTACTCACAAGGATAGCGGCGGTAATAAAGGCCGCTCCGTAGAGAAGACCTTTCACCCACATGGGAATACGCCGCTTTCGGTGGGAGAATCTGGATTCCTCCCATAAGATGGTTTGAATTAGTTTGTTGGTCATTTTGGCCCTCCGAGCAATTCAGGGTTTTCGTAGATATTGCCAATGATTTCCAAGTTCCCACCATCATCTCCCGGCAAGGTAAAAGATGGAGGGCAAAAACTCACGGCGCACCGCAAGTCAGAATAATCAGATGTATCCCATTGGATTATATCCCCCTCATAAATCTCTTTGCCGTTCTTGTCGAGGAGTCCGGTAAACTGCATGACGATATGGGCTTTGCGATGTCCAACCCTACAATCCGACCAATAGCAAGCTACACCGTCATCGGCGATGTAATCAGGCGTTAACATTTTTCCGCCATCCCAAGCCCTGAACCTAATTTCTCTAGCCATGTTACCCTCCATGTGCAATCCGTATGAGTTCGTTATCCAGTACCCCCGGCCCTATATTGAGAGAGTCCGAAAAGCCGTGACAGCCCCTGTCAGGAGTCCAGAACCCCGCGCCCGATACTTGGCCGACAGTATGCCCGATAGCCGCAAGGTGCCTCTCATGGGAGATATGGGGCGAGAACATGTAAACGTCGAAGTTGTTGATGGTGAAGTATTTCAAAGTGCCCTCCGTGTCGTTTGATTACTCCTTGATTACCCAAACCGCTCCGGCTAATTCCGTTAGCTGATAAGTATAAACCCCTCTGCGAAGGATGCGACAGGTTACGGGGATACTGTTCTGGCGAAGCTCTGCCATGATTGAATTGACAGCGCATACATCGGCTTCCCTGACTATCCGGCGCGTGGTGTACTCGTCACCATCGGAGAGTAGAGCGAATACCCTTTGAAGTCGGGGGCTAGCGTCGAATCTGGCGGCGTGAATTGTTCCCATGTTGTCCCTCCGTGATGGTTAATGACTAATCAATCCAGGTCTTGGATTCCCTTAACAGCCCGTCCCTGATCCGCTCCACCGGAGTGATTTCGCCTTTTGCTATCAGGTCGGCTATTTCCTCCGGTGTCAAACTTCGGGCGGGTTTAAAGATGTATTCGGTCACTTTCCCTCCTTCCCCTGAGAGGGGCTAAACTTTAGAGCACTGGATAGCTACATTCAACAGCCATTGTCTTAATGCTTCGGGTGTATACTCCCTTTCTAATTGCGTACAACGTTTAGTGCCTGACACCTGTCCTGTGATCGACTTTGTAGCTCGCCCGTGTTTTACCGGTATCGGCGGCAATTTTTGCAAAGGGCAGCCAACAATGTAAATTTTGGTCGGCTTGTTCGCCACATGACCGAATGCGTATTGGTCTATTTCTACTGTATATCCGCCGAACTCATCAGGAAACATGCCCTCTTCCGGTAGATTCGCTTCTTTCCATAGTCGGCTGCCAGCTGGATGCTCTAAGCAGCCACCGTTTGTCCGCACTTGATCTACAGCCCACAACGCAAGGTCGCGTTCTCCCGGTCTTGGTTTTGCCATGTGTGCCAGCACTCCCCACGCTCTACATGGTGGATGTGCAATTACTGGCATACCTCCAGAGAACGAATGAGCATCACGGTCAAAATCGTAACAGTCACATTGTGGCATTTTTTTGTATTCCGAATCTGCTCTGACAAAAAGAACAGCGACTTCCACGTCTCTCCCCCTCCCCCGGTCATGCCGGGGCTACTGCCAAGTTAAGGCATCGTATTTGCCTGTCAGCACTCCCCATGCGGTAGTCCATCTCTTCCACCACTTTGAAAGATTATGACCTTCGGGACGCGACGGACTCCATCGGTGGTTTTCGTATTTGGCGCAATCCCAGTTTTTAATTGCTTCAGCAGAATAAACTATCGGTTGTCTCATTTTCCATCTCCTTTCCCTCCGGGGAGGGGGCTAAAGTGCCTTAATAGTTTTTATTATTTGTTGACAAGCATCATCCCAAATATCGTCACCAAGTTCAGGGTGTGGGTTGAGTGACTTGCACCCTTCCGCTATCTCGCAAGCCTTATTCAGCCCATCCTCATACCCATTTTCATAGCTCATGGACGATACCCTCTTGTTGATAGTTTTCACATTTGTCAGTTTCATCTCTCATCCTCCAATCTCCCCGAGGGGAGGCTAACTTATATTTTCGGTAACACCTAAACCACATTTCAGGCACCTAGGATTTTCTCCATTTTGGCCTTCAACGCGGACTTTTCCGGTGATATCTTTCCTGCATTTAACGCAGAATATCTTGCGTCTAGCAACTCTATTAATCTTCATTCTCCCCTCCCTCTCGCCCCTGATGACAGGGGATGCTAACCGCGTTCCGACCGGACGGGCCGGTCAAATGCAGGGCTGTTATGCGTTGGCGTACTTAGCCAGCGCCCAGTCAATTCGACTTTCATCAACCTCAAAGCCCTCGTTAATATCAGCGACGATACACGCGAGTGTACAGAGTGCCTGCCCTTTTTCGTGGATTTTTCGACCGCCACAATTTCGGATCTCATATTTCATCATTATGAGATCAATTAATTTTCCGTTGTATTTGAATGCAAATTCGCTTACAGGCTCTACCACTTCGATCACCTCCCAACGCATAACAAGCGCTGTGCAGCAGGCCGAAAAGGCCCGTCTGCTGTGCTAAAACCGTTACCTCTCCCGCCGTAGCGGTCAAATTAACAGCAAGATTAAAGTTATCCCCGCCACTCTGCAGAACACCTGATTTAAATCCTCCAGCAGGCAGATGAGGGCGAGTTCGGCGCGCTCAATGGCGTATTCGATATGCTCAACTAGGGCGGTCATCCCCTCCTCCTTAGCCGGTAAGCGACCGGCGGCGCGTTAGGGGTGACAAAGCCTATCCGAATTAATCCACTGCTCACCGGCACCGGCAAGAGGTTTAACGAGGTACTCAGTCCGCCCGAAATTGTAACGGGCGTCGGTAATACGGACTTCGATCCTGATTTTCTCCATGCTGATAACTGCGATAGTGCCTACTTTCTCCATCAGTTCTTTTGCACTCATAATGGCTCCAATGCCGGATAACGCCCCGGCTGGCGGTTAGTTTCTCTGGTCAGCTAAAGCTGTTTTAACCGCATCGTCAGTAACTACTCGGTAAAGAGCATCACAAAGCTCGTTGTAGTCTCGGGGATCGTCATACATAGGATCAAGGTCTAAAAGCTCCATTGCGGCTACATAGTCGGCATCTTCGATTTCAACCGCATCTGCATCTATGCCACATGCGGCCCAAGCTGCAAGCCTATGAGAGCCAGTGTAAGCAATTTCACCGCAGACAACAACAGGGGGGAGCGTGCCACCGTTTTTCAGGGTTTTAATCATTTCGGCCAGTTTCGCTTTGTCTCGTACTTGATGCGGTGCCTGATAAGTGTATGCCATGACAACCCCCTTTTTATTTTCATTGTCGCTACAGTTATAGTTATACTACCCATTAACGGTATAGTCAAGCATTTATTTTCACCTCATGCAAAATAATTTCCACCCCCTCAATCCCTGCGCGTTGTCTTGATCAATTCCGCCAAACATGCCTTGACAGCTTTCGGACCTATGGCGATTAATGCCGCTTTCATTTTGGCGTCAACACGTATCTGATAGGTGACTGACTTCTCTTTCTGCACTTTGTTGGGAATGCCGGCCTTGCGACCGGCACCCGTTCTTACTCCGCCTCTCATGGTTTTCTCCTCTCTGCATTCCACAGACGAATAGCACCTTTTTTAGTTTTAGCCCACGGTCCACATCCTGGATGACAATTACTACAGTTAACAGCGTATCCATGCCCCCTGCTAGAGCATAGAGACGACCATACTGAGCAATTGTTACCGCATTCACATGGCTTAATCATCTTCCACCTCCTTTATAGTTTTACATTTAACGCAAGTAATATCTGCCAAAGATTCTGCTCTATCTTGGTGAAAATCATCTCGATCACGCATTAACCCGCAAAGTGTTTTATCATAAATCCAATATTTATTACCCATCCAATGAGGAGAGCGCACAGTGACGCTCCCCTTATACCAATGTTTTTTCATATATCCCACCCCCTGTTGCGAAGTCTGAGAAGATTATTCTCGCGCCTAATTTCAGCAGGGAGCGGATTTGCTATCTCAGCGGCTACAAGTGCCGAACGTGCAATGGTAAGTCTACCATCAGCCGCTAACCAAGCCGATTCATCATTGCGAGATTCAGCCAACCTAACTGCTTTGAGAGCTGAATCGTATTCTTTTTGTGCCTGCAATCTCTGAGCGTTCATTTCATCCCCCTTTGTTCGTTGTTCCATCCTTTGATATAAATATACCACAGATTTATCTATTGTCAAGCAACAAAATGAAGAAAAATGCAATTATTTTCAATTTTAATTATTCTGTCCAGTCCCTGCACAACAATCCTGTTTACATGGGGGGATTATAGGGCTATAATGTGGCCGTTGTTTGTTGCACCCTAGCCCGGCCAGGCGAAGAGGAGAATTAGGCGCTCCCTGGGTGCAATACATTCCGCCGACATGGGAGCCTACATCCATGAGCGAATATAATCTGCCATATTTCCCCTTTCACCTCGACCAATGGGGCGAATGCTACAGCATCAGGTCTTTACCGGATTCAACGCGCTTGATCTTTTATGACCTTCTGTGTTATTTGTGGCGAAACGCCGGAATGGTCCGGAATGACGATAAAGAGATAGCCTACAACCTCCGGAAGCTCCCAGAGCAATGGTTATCTGCCAAGCGTGACCTTATCGGAGCAGAATTGATTTTCGTTATCCAGGCAGGTAAAATGATTCACAACCCGCTGTTAAGATTGGAATGGGAAAGGGTAGCTGATATCTGCGCCAAGCGTGCCTATAATGCATCGCTAGGTGGTAAGGCAAAAGCAGAAAAACAACGCAAAATCAAGGGGCAAAGTGCTTAGAGCAATGCTTAGAGCAATGCAATATATAGATTAAGATAAATAACTATAACCAAGCTTCAAAATCTCTCCCCCAGAAAGGCACACATTATGGCCGGTGACGATAAGACAATCACGCCATATCCAGACGGCTCGAACGGTAACAACATCGACGCCGTAAACATCCTCGCCAAAGCCGCCGAAATCATCGAAAAGCGCAACCAAGGCGCAATATCCAAATGCTCACCTGAAATCATAGCAGACCTAGAACAGTACATTTCCGAAGGCGATACAGTCAGGCAAGCCGCAGAAAAAGCGGGAGTATCTGAGGCTACATATTACCGATGGATGTCAGTCATCCCCGGTTTTCAAGAGGCTATGGCACGAGCGCACAAGATGCAAGGCACTGCTAGACTGTACAAGCATCAGCACATAGCTGAGGCGATGGACCTACAAACCATTGATCCTAAAGAACAAATGGCATATCTGCGCAAACAGGAACAACTCCAACGCTTTGACTTGGAGATCGCAAAGCGGCGTGATCCTGGTACTTGGGGCGATAAGCAGGTCAACGTTAACCTCAACGCCAATGTCAGCGATGCCGATGTCAGCAAGTGGTTCAACCGGTGACGGGAGTTATACACAGGTTATCAACAACCATATGCAGAATGTGCTATATATCAATCCCCCATTCAGATATCTAACCCCTTGTAAACACTAGTATAATACTCACAGCGCAACATAAGATATATTATGGTGAGTCTACGATGTTAAGTAATAGTGAGGGATGCAGGGACGCCGGGGGGGGGCGGGGGTATAGGGTACCGGGGGGGCAAAGTCACCATGCCACAGCACTACCACTACTTCCCCTCCATGGGAATATGATATTTTCCCTCAAACATTCTACTTTACATCCTCACCGTAACAATGTACACTTTCCCATAAGGGAGGCGTACCATGATACTACGTAAATGCAAGTTGACCATTCCTGAGATTATAGCCATGTATGACGATGGGGCCAGTATCAAGAGCATCCAGGAAGCGGCAGGCATCAGCCGTCCTGCTGTGTACAACGTCCTGAAATCAGCGGGGGTGGAAACATATCGGCGGGAAGTGCTGACACTGGTCTGTCGTTTCTGCGAAGAGGCTTATGATAAACCTCGTTCTCATGTGAAGGGTGATAATGGTGGGTACTGCTCCCCTGCTTGCTTCCATGCTGACAGATCGCTGTCTGGCGAGTATTCCAAAGTAGGTGGCAAGCTCACAAGATTGTATGATTCGGTGAACAAGGCAGTAGATAGGCAGTTGGGACGATTGGCAGTTAAGGCAATTAAGGCATCTGGAATTGTGCTGAAACCGGGGGAAGTTGTCCATCACAAGGACGGCAACCGTAACAACTTCGTCCTTGACAATCTGCAGATATTTCCCAGCCAGTCGGCCCACATGATGTTCCACCACCAACAGCGTGGCAAGCGAAGGATGGCTTAACATACGATGCAGATTTTCCCCAAACATTCGGTTGATAGTCCTTGCTAGCACTTTGAATCTCAGAACACAGGTTCGATGCCTGTCAGGGAATCCAAAACATTTTCCCAAGGAGGAAATCATGCCAAGAGTCCTAAGCAAAAAGGAATGGTCTGAACTGTATTCATTTCTAGCAGACCATGAATCTGATATCGCCAACAGTATAAATGACTATGGCGAACTAGCAGGTATATTCGCAAAGGTAATCGGTAGAAGTCCGGAGAACATTTAATGCTCCCCCTCTTCCAAAGTTTCCAACCGAATCCAGAAGTAGCCTGCTCTCCCGCCGAGTTCGACCCTGCTGTCCACAAGGCAATCTACCGCTATAACTACCCTGAGATATTCACCCACATCGCCAAGAACCCGAAAGAGGCCCAAGGGATACTGCGGAGCCTGTGCAAGACTGACAGATTCTTCCTTGCCTATTTTGTGGCGAATTGGGAAAGCGATAAGGTGTCAGGGAACAAGCCATATATCGTTTCTCTGTGCCGGGAGTTGGAAGAGGGACCGCAAGACGGGACTATTGACGTTCACGCCAGAGAGCATGGGAAGGCGATCGACCTTCACGAACCCGTTCTTACTACCCGTGGATGGAAAGCCCATGGTAGTCTCGAGGTGGGGGATTATGTTTATTCTCCCGGGGGAAAACCTGTTATGGTGCAGGCATTGTCTCATGTATGGGAAGACGACCCCTGTTACCAAGTAATACTTGAGACGGACTCAGTAGTTGTGAATGAAAACCATCAATGGGAGGTATGGTATAAATCAGGGCGCACCGTCTCGGGTACACATAAACGCCTCAGCCACGAAAGCAAACTTGTCAGCACCCGGGAATTGTTCGAGCATCACCATAAGCCGGATAACAGGTGGTCGGTATCCGTAAATAAACCTTTGGATATGCCTTACCGGAATTTACTTGTCGACCCTTACGTCCTTGGTGTGTGGTTAGGTGACGGCTCTAGTCAAAGCCCTCGGGTAACTTGCGGTATTGATGATGCCGATGAAGCGGCCTCCAATCTCCGAGATAGAGGCTATAGCGTCAAAAAAACATATCATTCTAACGCTGTAACATTGAGTTTGGGAAATGGTGTCAAGAACCGCCCGGGTAACAACCTTGCCGCTGATTTAAAAACGCTTGGAGTTTACAAAAACAAGCATGTCCCGAGTAACTATCTTATTGCCTCTCTCGAGCAACGCTTGCTTTTATTGCAAGGGCTTATGGATACAGATGGGTATGTCAACCCTCGAGGGACAGCATACTTTGTCAACATTAACGAAAGAATATCCCGGGCTGTATTCGACCTTGCGGCTAGTTTAGGCATGAGACCATCATTCCAAATCAGGAACAAGATTGTCAATGGTGCCCCATACCCTGTTTATCAGGTTACCTTCCAAGCCTACAAATCAATGCCCCCGTTTAGGATGGCAAGGAAACTCGAGAGATGCAAAGATGGTTCTCCGCTACCCCGTCGACAAATCGTCGACGTTATCCCGGTAAAATCTAGAGCAACATCATGTATCCAAGTTGAAGGCGGTTTATACCTTGTTGGGAAGAGCCTTATTACTACCCATAATTCTGCCTGCATCACTATTGCCGGGACTCTTCAGCGGATTTTGAACAATCCTGAGTGCACAACGGCTATCTTTTCCTTTCGTAAATCTTCCGCCGAGAAGTTCCTTGAGTCGATTAAGCACATGTTGGAATCCGATTTCATGAAGTGGCTGTTCCCTGATATATGCTATGAGAACACGAATCAGACTCAGTGGTCGGTTCAGAACGGTATCAGGGTGAAGCGTGTCAATCAGGCCATGAAGGAGCATACGGTTGAGGCTTTCGGCTTGATAGAGGGTATGCCTACCGGGGGACATTACGACCATCGGATTTATGACGATATCGAAACCGAGGATATGGCCTCTTCTCCGGACCAGATGCAGCTTTGCTTTGATAAGCTGATGATGTCTCGATATTTGGGACGGGATGGCGGCACAGAACAGGTTATCGGAACGTACTATTCTCACTTCGGAACGATTGTGAAGCTGAAGGAGGTTAAAGACATTTATGGGGAACCGCTTTACCTTTTGAGACTGAAACCCGGCACCGATGATGGCACCGTGACAGGTAAACCGGTTTTCTTTTCGCAGAAATATTTGGATTCCAAAAAAGTAGATATGCGGACGTTTAACACGCAGATTCTCTGCAATCCCACCCCCCAAAGTGAAATAAAACTTGACTTTTCAAGATTCAACATGATCGAAAGAAAGGACCTCCCGAAAGACCGGATTAAATTTGTAATTATCGACCCCGCCGGGGATAAGGAGGTCCAAAGTGGAAGTGGTAATGATTCTTGGGCTATGCTTTGTTGTTCTGTACGGCCTTACATTGATGAACTTGGTAACTCTGACGTTTATATCGAGGATGGTATCGTTTCGGAGTTGGGCCTGTCGGCTGCTATTGATGCTGGTTGCAATCTCTATATCCGCAATGGTCGGATTGGTATACTTGGCATTGAGAAAGTAGCCAACGACACTACATATCGGCATATCCAGAATGCCCTTACTGCCCGTGGTAGATATCTGGAGCTGAAGAAGGGCGGGAAATATGGCGGGAATTTGATGTTGCTATCTCCTTCCGGAAGGTCGAAAAATTACCGCATTGAAACCGCTTTGGCATGGCCGCTCAATAACTCAAAACTCCATTATACTGATGATCTTGATATTGATATTGTGGCAAGACTCAAGGAAGAGTGTAACAAATTCCCCTATTTCCACGTAGATATGCTTGATGCCCTGGCATATGTCTATGACATTCTAGCCGACCCGACCTGTGCTTATAACTTCGGCATGGAAGAGGATGAGGACGATTGGGAAGAAGAAGATATGGCGACAGGGCGCAGTGATGTTACGGGGTATTAGAGGAGGTGATGTGGAGTGTATCCCGAAATGGGTCCAAAAATGATGTAGCGGGGGTAGCGCATCCGTTAAAACACGCTAAATTATTCTTGACTTTTTCATTGAGTTATGATTCTATCCACACTGTATAAAACTTGCACACAAGGAACGCCATGCTTTGCGATAAATGCAATCATCTTTGCCTGACCTGTCTTGAGTTTGAGGCGATAGTGACCGCAGAGACGGACGTTTCCATATTGAAGTCCGTAAGACTCGATTTATCCAAATTCAAGTACAAGAACAACGAATCATGGTCCGGCAGATTTGCTGATTCCATCGTCAATAAAGTCGGCACCATGCCGTTTTTCTATATCTGCTGTCTATTGGCTGTCTCTCCTCTTGCTTTCCCGCAAATCAACACTATTGTTCAATATATATCTTCTGCTTTTCTCCAACTGGTCTTACTGCCTTTAATCATGATTGCCCAAAACCGGCAGGAGGCTATTGTTGCCGCCAGAGCCGAACGGGAATACCGGATGCTGTTGATTTCCGACCGAATAGACGAGCTAGCGGGGTAATATGGCAATCCTTCCCGATATAGAACCAAGAGACATTGCATGGTTAAAGGCAAATGTTCAGAAATTGAACATTGCCGACCAGTTTGAGGATACAACCCTTTCCGCGATAGGTTCGGATATTGTCAATCTGGTAGATATTGACCGTTCATCCCGTTCGCAGTGGCTAGAGGACTGCGACAAGGGTGAAAAGATCGCCATGCAGGAGCGGGAAGAGAAGTCTTTTCCGTGGCCGAATGCCGCCAATATCAAAGACCCCTTAATGCCGGTTGCCATGATGCAGTTTGCCGCCAGAGCCGGGGCCGAAGTTATCCGGGGCCGGGATGTAGTTAAGTGCCATGTTACCGGAGAAGACCCTTTAGGGCTGAAGGAAGAACGAGCCAAGCGCGTTTCTATGGCAATGTCCTATCAATGCTTAACCGAAATGCCGGAATGGGTGCCGGGAACCGATCAGCTTCTTTCCTCCATGTCTGGTTATGGGATGTACTACAAAAAGACCTACCGTGACACCCTGAAAAACCGTAACGCCTCTCCTGCCATTTCCCCGCGCAAAGTCATCGTTCATAACGAAGTAACAGACCTGGAAAGTGCCGAAAGGGTCACTCATGAACTTGACGGCATGTCCCGCAACACCATAATTGAGCGCATCCGGTCCAAGCAATGGCTCGATATTAAAGACAAGCTCTCCGAGGATGATGATGTTGAACTTGAACGTTTTTATGAGTGCTATACGTGGTATGACCTTGACGGCGACGGTTACAAGGAACCCTACATTGTCACGGTTCACGTTGAGTCTTGTTCGGTGGCGAGGATATTCGCCAGGTACGATGCCGATAGTATCAAGGTCATAGATGGGAAAGTGGCGCAGATAGAACCGGTTCACTGCATTACGGAATTCCCCTTCCTTCCCTCCCCTGATGGCAAGTTTCACAAGATGGGGTTCTTTAAACTCCTCGGTGCGATTAACGAGCAAATCAACACTGTTTCCAATCAGTTAATTGACGCCGGGACTATTCAGAACTCCCCTCCGGTATTTGTCGGGAAGGGTGCCAAGCTTCCCGGTGGCAACTTCCGTACCGCTCCGGGCAAATTCACCCCTGTCGAGTCTACCGGGCAAGCTCTGAAGGACAATATTTTTATTCCTCCAATGGCCGGACCGTCCGCCACTTTGTTTAACTTCCTGACCCGCCTTGATGATAAAGGTATGAAACTCGCCTCCGTTTCGGAAACAATGATGGGGGATGAACCGCAAGCAAATGTTCCGGCGACAACAACCCTTGCTATTCTGGATCAAGGATTGAAGGTCTTTTCCTCGATTCTAATGAGACTATATCATGCCTTTGAAAAGGAATACCGGAAACTCTACCGGTTGAACTTCCTGTACATGGATGATGACGAATACCTGAAAATCATCGACTGCACCGCCGAAGAATTGATAAAACTTGGCTTACAGGAATATGTTGACCCACAAACCGGAAAAATAAACGTCAAAAAAGGTCTTCGCAAACTCGTCAAGATGGACTTCAGCCTTGACGATTGCGACATTCAGCCGGTTATGGACCCTTCAGCGGCAAGCGAAGCAATCCGGTTAGCCAGAGCGCAGGCAATCTATCAGGCTGACCCACAGAATCCGGCAGTTAAAAAGTATTTTTATGGTGTTCTTGGCGTCCCCGACAAATTGATTAATGAATTTGTCCCCGCTCAAGCCGCTCCTGACCCGAAAATGATTATGGTTCAGGCCAAAATCACCGAAATGGGCGCAAAGCATGAAATTGAACTACAGAAACTCAAAAATGAATCGGTTAAGATGGCGGTACAAGAACTTGAAACGTCTTACCGGATGATGCTTCTGGAGGCTCAAGCTGTTCAAAGCAAAGCCAATGCGGAACTTGCCCTTGCCAACTCCGACGCAGTACAGGTTCAGATGCACATTGACGCTTTCCAGACTCAAATAGACCACCTGAATCAACAATACCAGAATCAACTTGACGCAGTAAGGCTGATGATAGAGAAAGGAGAAGCCGAAAATGGCGGAGATGGTGGAACTGAAGGGAGTGGAAGCGGAGGAACTAGCGGGTTGGCTCAAGAACAGGACGACCAAGAAGGTAATGGCGTTTCTGGAAGCCCTGAAGGAGGAAACGGTGGAGGACCTGCTGACGGGAGCCTACAGGGTACCGGACCAGACGCTACAGGAAGTGGGGGTATGGCTCCTGGTGGCGGAGGAGAGGTTTCGACTACTCAACCTCATGCTACAATTGCGAAACTCGCTGCCGCAGAAGGATCAAATTCAATGATGTGATAGGCCAAAGGGCCAGAAAGGGGAGTAAATGAAGCCAGTAGCTATTGGATACCGTGTAGTAATTCAGCTTGACCCAGTGGAAGAGAAAACCGCAGGGGGGATTATCATTACTAAACAGCGCAAGGAAACCGATGAAATCTGCACAACCGAAGGGACTGTAGCCGATATGGGGGAATTCTGTTTCTGCACCGATGATGGCAAGCCGGGATTCCCCGCGCCGTGGTACAAAGTGGGCGATAGGGTTCTATTCGCAGAGCATTCGGGCCGCCACTGGACTGACGAGGATACAGGTATCAAGTACCGGATATTGAATGACCGTGACATTATCTGCGTTCTACAATAAACCTCTTGACATTCTGTGCAAAAGTTATACAGTGTGGAAAAAGTATCATTAAATTATCCCTAAGAGGGCAATAGTTTCAGATTCAAGAAACCGTTGCCCTTTTTTATTAACCGGAGGTCATATGGCAGAACCTACCAAAAAAGAATTGCAGGAAGTCAAGACCGGTAAAGCCAAATGTGAGGCTTACGGTGGCAATCCTCTTAAACCTGTCAAAGAAAGCACAAATATCAGTAAATAACCGCCATAAGTGGCAGAAAGGAAGGAATCATGATCGAAGAAGGAACCGCCGAAGTAGGCACTGAAAAAACTACCCAAGAGGGTACAGCAGAAGTCATCTCAATGGAAGAATTCAAGCAGATGGCAAAGAAGGCCGGGTGGAAAGAGGATGGTCCGCTCGATGCCAAGACGTTCATTGCCGGGATGGGGGACCGTTTCCACGAAAACTCCCAATCGACCAAACAGATGAAAAAAATGGTCGAAGGCATGACTCGTCACTTTGCCAAAACCGTAGAAATTCAGGTTAACGAAAAACTGGCGCAACTTGACTCGGAGCGAGACAAGGCAATTGTTGCCGGCGATGTCAATGCGGTCAAAGAGATCGACAAGGCTATAGAAAAAGCCAAGAAAACTGAAATACCGGGAGCCGAAATCGAACGCCCTGCAGTTCAGGATTTCGTAAACCGTAACTCGGCATGGTTCGAGAAAGACCCTGAAATGACCGAAGCGGCAGTAGCCTTTAACAAAGGGTATCTGTCGAAACACCCGACCGCCGATGATTCAGAAATCTTGGATCATGTGGAAAGGAAGATGAAGGCCGCTTTTCCGGATTATTTCAAGGTTGAGACCAAGGAAGACCCGAAACCCCCTAGCGGGGTAGAAAGCCCCACTCAATCGGGTGGCAAGTCGGAACCGTGGCAGAAGTTCAAACCGCTGATGACTTCCTTTGAAAAGGAACAGTTGTCCGACATGCTGAAGCAAACCCACAATGGGAAGCCGATTACCACGGAGAAAGCATTTATCGAATCACTAATGGCCGTAGGAGCCTTTGAAGGGAGAAAATAACAATGGCAATGCCACGCAAAGAGCGCACCGATGCAAGAACAGAATTTGTAATGCCGGGAGACGAGAACAAACTAGATGCCCCACAAAGAAAGGGCTATGTGCGAAGGTGGGTAATCGACAAGCCGGGAAATATCCAGACGTATCAATCCTATGGGTACACCTTCGCCGCCGATGATTTCACCGCCAACAGAGACAGTTCCGAGTCCTCGGCAATGGATAGCAGGATCAGCCGTCCGGCAGGTGGTGGGTTTACCTACTACCTTATGGAAACAACGGCACAGCGTCACAAGGAAATTCAGGCGCACAAGCGCAAGCGTAATGCAGAAATCACCAAATCAATCGGCATTCCGAATAGCCCGAATATTTATCAGCCCAAGGATGAAATTTTGGGTGTGACGGAAGAAGCCGTATAAGGAGTTACCATGTCGAATAACAACATTCTTAATGGCTTCAAGGCAGTCGGGACGCTTAATGGCGCACCGCTCAACCTTCAGCAGGCCAAGTTTGCCACTGCTACGGGCGATTCCGTAGCCCTGTATCCCGGCGATGCGATCAAGTTGACCGGTGGCGTGGACGCTTACGGTTTTGCAATCGTCGCCAGAGCCGCAGCGGGTGATGTTCCCATTGTCGGGGTAATGTCTGGCGTTGTTCCCGATGGCACCGATCTGAGCCTTCAATACCGCAAGGCTTCCACGGCAACCTACATTTACGCAACCGTGGACCCTAACACTATTTATGAAGTGCAGGCCAATGCCGCTGTCGCTCTCGCGGATGCCGCCAAAACCTGCTCCCTCGTCTCCACTAATGGCGGTACGGCGGCAACCGGTCTTTCCGGTATGCAGATTGACGCCTCCACTCTGGCAACCAATACCTCGACTTTTGCCTTCAAAGCCCTTGGATTCTCCCAGACTGTCGGCAATACTCCCAACGCCACGTATAACCGGCTGTTGGTGAAAATCAACAACCATTCCTACGCCAATGCCGTGGCAGGCGTATAAGGGAGGATAGACAATGAGCGGATTAATTACCACAGGATCAGCACCAAAAAGTCTTTGGCCGGGAGTCAATACCTGGTGGGGGCTTGGCTATGAGCAATGGCAGAAGCTTTACGACAAGATGTTTGACGTGGAGCCGTCCAAGAAGAACTACGAAGAACTGGTAGCTTTCGCCGGCCTTGGCTTTATGCAGCAGAAACCGGAAGGGCAGGGCATCAAGTACGACGATATGAAACAGGGGGCCGTAACCCGCGCCTACAACCTCACTTACGCCCTCGGCTACATGATTACCGAGGAAGCGATAGAGGACAATCAGTATCCCGACCAGTTGAACGCACTCGGCAAGGATGCCGGACGGACGCTGATTCAGTCGGCTACACAGACCATCGAAACCCTTGCGGCCAATGTCTACAATAACGCCTTTTCCGGTGGGCCGACTTATGGGGACGGCAAAACCCTTATTGACACGGCGCACCCCGGCACCAAAGGACTTTCTTTCTCGAACACCCTCACGACTGCCGCCGACTTCTCGGAAGTAGCTCTTGAAACCGCCAACATCCAGATCAAGCGGTATAAGAATGATGCCGGTCTGCTTATCAACCTGACCCCTGACCGGCTCATTCTTCCGCCCGAACTGGAATACGAAGCAAACCGCGTCCTGAATTCGGTGCTCCAGAATGACACCGCCAACAACGCTTTGAACGCCCTGAAAGCTTCCGGTGCCTATCCGAAAGGGATTGTTATCAACCCCTTCCTGACCGATGCAAAGACCTGGTTCATCCGGACTTCGGTGATGAGCGGCAAGGGTATGACCTGCTTCGAGCGCATCAAGCCGGAAATCAAGCCCGACAATGACTTTGACACTGGCAACGCTAAGTTTAAATGCAGATTTAGGATTTCCTTTACGAATGGAGACCCGCGAAGCCTGTTTGGTGTGCAAGGCCCGTAGATTACACCATTGACAAACGACACAACTATGGTATACTCCCTTTGTAGCTAAAAACTCTTAGGGGGTATACCATGAACTGCGAGTATTGCGGCAAGGAAGTAGCAAAACCAAGGAAAGGTTGTTGGTGTGATGCTTGTTACCAAAGATGGTGGAAAACAGGTTCAGTCGAAAGAACAAAAGTTAAACACCAAGTTAAATGTAAGATTTGCGGACGAATTGCGAATTCAAAAGTCTTACAACTTTGTTCAACCCATTACAGCAGATATAGACTCCACGGACACACTGAAAGCACCAGACCTGAAACTTGGGGGCAATCTGAAAAACATCCCCTTTATAGGACATGGTGCGGAGTAAGAAAGAGGTGCATGGATCCGAATTCTCCTAACTATCATTATTATGGAGGTAGGGGGGTTAAGGTTTGTGATAGGTGGAATGATTTTTGGAAGTTTGTTGAAGATATGGGAGATAAACCGACTCCCAAGCATTCGATAGAAAGAATCGACACCAACGGAAATTATGAACCAAGCAACTGCAAATGGGCAACACCTGCAGAACAGGCGCGAAACCGGCGAAGCACAGTTTTAACCCAAGAAATAGCAGATCGTATCCGACAGATGATTGGAATTGGACTACAGAACATTGAAATCGCAAGAGCTTTAAAAATTGACGTTCACAATGTCGAAAGCGTCAAACGCCTAGACATATGGAAGTAACATCCAACCCTTTGCGCCCCTGCTACGGTGGGGGCGCGATAACCCGCGCAAAGGAGTAACCAAATGAGACCAACAAGATTCCCCAATGGTATTAACAATTCCGACAAATCCGGCCCCTTGCGTAATCTTGGGATGCTTGACCCTACTCGCCTTTTTGGAATGTGCGAGGACTTCTCCGGTAATATGAGCTTTCCGCTTGCCGCTTCCGGCCTTGCCGCCGCTTCAAACGGAACATGGACCATCACGGTAACAGAAGCGGGTGCCGGTGACGCAAGTTCCGCAGTGGCAGACATAAATGGCGGCGGAATTACTCTGACTACCGATGCCGCAGATAATGACCTGATTTTCGTGCAGCACAAAAATGCTTGCTTTACCCCTACCGCCGGGAAGAAATCCTTTTTCAAGATGAAATTCGGCATTACTGATGCCAATGCGGTAGCAGAATCCATCAAGCAGACTGAATGGTATTGCGGCCTGATGGTCCGTGATACCGACCCTCTCAGTTCAACGGGTGGCGATGGTGTTACTGATGGTATCTTCTTTATGAAGGAAGACGGCACTCAGGACATTTACCTGTACTGCCAGAAAAACACCACAACCGGCCAACTAGCTACCAAAATGGCCGATACGCTGACCGTAAATACTCAGACCGAATTTGCTTTCTACTTCGATGGCGACCGGTACATTGAGGTTTTCGTAAATGGGGTCAAATCCATCACTGCCGACCTTACCACTACTCCTTCTGCTTATCTTCCCGATACGGTTCTGAATCTCAGCTTCGGAATCAAAAATGGGGAGGCAGTAGCCAAGGTAATGACCATCGACTACATTATGGTAGCCCAAGAGCGATAAAGGAGGTCTACCGTGGCTAACACACTCAGCACGACATATCCCATCAATGAATCTTACCTGTTCATTGCCAGGATAACGGTTGTTGGCGATGGTTCCGGCGAAATCACAGGCGGGGTCGTTATTGATCCCGCCGACCTCACCGGTACTCCGTCAAAATTCAGCATTGAAACTATCGACTTTGAACTTAACGGCTTTACCGCCAACCTGTTTTGGGCCGCTACAGCCCCGGTACTTGCCTGTGCCCTGCCTAATTATGACGGCTTTGTCAACTTCAAACAGGCAGGCCAAGCCCTTCATAATAATGCAGGGGCGGGGATAACGGGCAAACTGACCATCGATACGCATGGGCTTGTTGCAGGTTCGGCCGGAACCATCGTCATAAAGGGGTATCACCGATGAGAGACTTTATCATTATAGGAATATTCCTGATAATTGCCATACCTTGTGCGGCGGCACTATCCATAGTTCAGAAAGACGGAGCCTATCAACCGATACAGGGATTCGCTCCTGCAGTGGGCAAGGATATAAAACTGACCGCAGGGGCTAAAGTCGTGGACATGTCCGATGACATTGCATGGCAGGTTCCATCAGTTCCTTCCGGCTGTTCTTACAAAAACACCAGTACCACCACTAATGTCGGCTTTTACAAGTCGCTTATTTCGGGAACCACTGATGGCAGGGTAGTCAATCACAGAAAACATGGCTCTTCATTTGGCAATCATACATCTGCATTCACCATCTTTTTTAACTGTACGTCAGCGATACTTGAGAGGCAGTAATGCCTAACTTCCCTAATAGTACGCTAAAGAGAGGTGCAAGCGCGGTCATATGCGACCGTTGCGGTTTTCGCTATTGGGATTTTCAATTAAAGCGCGAATGGCAAGGGCTTATGGTTTGTGGAACTTGTTGGGAGCCTCGACACCCGCAAGACCTTATCAGGTCTAAACCAGACCAAAGACCGCGCCCTTACTACCGTCCAGAGCAAACCCCGCAATTCGTCACCTATCCGAGCGAGGACGCTTTAACGTATGACGATGGTTCAACCATGACATATGATGACGGAACAGAGGTGACAAGTGGCTGATACCATTTACAATCCCGTCTGGCTGTCTATCGTTTATCGCGCCCTGCGGATTGTTGGGGCTTACGACGCCAACCAAGACCCAGGACCTGAACAGATAAGCCAAGCCTCGGACGCGCTCAACTCCATGCTCAAATCGTGGCAGATTGAACAATTCATGTGGCTCAAGACATTCGCTTCTCTTACCCTAGTTGCCGGTCAAAACAGCTATCTTCTCGGGCCGGGAGGGACGGCACAGTATTATCCTGCCGACACAGTGACCATCGACCGTCCTACCAGAATATCAGGGTTGAGACGCTTAATGTCTACAGGGCAGGAGGTTCCTTTAGGATGGGATAACGGCACTCCTGTTTCCCGTTCTGAATGGGAAATGTTGCCAAATAAAGCCACTACCGGAACAGTAGTCCAAGCCTACTACGATCCGCAATTAGTTAATGGCATTCTTTGGGTTTGGCCGACTCCTGATGTAAATGTTACTGATAAAATCCTTATGACGGTGGACAGACCTATTCTGGTGCCAACTGTTGATACTGATACCGTAGATTTGCCGATGGAATGGATAAACACAATTACATTCTGCCTTGCGGAGATTCTCTGGTGGGAATATCCCGGCAACGGTGCCGAGTATCAGCTTTTGGCAATGAGGGCATCTACTTCCAAGGATAATTTAAGTAGCTTCGACAGGGAAACCGCTTCAACGCAATTCGGGCCGCAAACCGGAGGCTATTAAGTGTTTGCCCTCCCCATTAATGAAAAGCCGTATTACAATGCCGACCCTATCGCCAATGAGATAGCGGCAGACGCGATGTTTGACTGCTATCTTGAGCCGGTGCCGGGAGTGGGTTTTGTTACTCGTCCGCGTCCATGGCTTCTTTCTTTCACGGATTTGCAGACAGGTTGCCAAGGCGATGGGATTTTCTGGTGGGATGCGGCGAACCGGTGCATTGCTGTTTCAGGCGGTCAAATCTTCGATGTGAGAGAGGATGGCACTTACACTGATATCACAGGGTCAACTTGCACCCCCGGAGTGCCGGTGGTTTTTGCTGATGGTCAAAATTTGAACACTGACCCATGGCTTTACATGGCATCTGGTGGACTCGTTTATACCGTTGATGGTGGAGCAACTCAGAAACCTACTGATGGCAATACACCAAAAGCGACCCATGTTGCCTATATCGACGGCAGGTTCATTGCCTCACAACCCGATTCTCCCCGATGGTTGACTACCGACACTAACCCTGATACCGGAAACATGGAAAACGATTTCTGGAGTTCAACAGTCAATCCCTTCCGGAATACAGCCAGAGGGGACAACCTTAAAGCATTGCTTACATGTTGGGAAGAGGTCTACGCATGGGGGAGTGGATGCCTAGAAGTATGGTTAAACGATTTCGTTACTCCGTTCACTCCAATACCGGGGGCCATGTCGGAAGTAGGGCTAGAAGCTCCGTATTCGGTGTGCAGGACCGAAAACACTCTCTTTGCTCTCTGTGTATTGGATGGCAAGCGAGTAGTGGTCAGGATGCAAGGTCGATTGCCGGTTATAGTCTCAGAGCCTATCGCAAACCTGTTGAGCCAAATGGATAAAGTTTCGGATGCCATTGGAGACTTGATAAGCGTGGGCGGGATCGCAATCTACTTGCTTTCCTTCCCTTCGGCTAACCAGACTTGGGCGTATGACCACAAGAACGATACTTGGTGCCGATGGGGACATTATACCGGAGAAGCAGACAGTCGCGACAGATTTATAGGCCAACATTCCTGTTTTTGCAAAGCATGGAACAAGCACTTAATCATGTCTCGCAAGGATGGCAAGATTTACGAATTATCCCGAACTGTTTACGATAAATCGGTTGAGACTGTCCTTCCTTATCGACAAACGGGATGGATAAGCCCTATCTGCTTTGGCATGGCTACTCCTTCAGATCATAGAAAACGCTGTGACCAGTTTTACGTTAAAGCCAAGAAAGGAATAATAGACCATCCCCGCCTCATGATGCGCTATCGTGATAATGGCAGAGAAGAATGGTCGCGGTGGGTAGAGTTCAACTTTCAAGACGACATGATCGAATATCGTAATAGACAAGGGACATTCAGAACAAGACAATACGAGTTCAGAATACCCGAAGGTCTGGATACTGTGCTTGTTTCCGCAGCAGGGACATTCATGGAGCTAAAAAATTGACCTTGACCCCCGAAATAATACAACAGCTTGTCGGCAGACCGCCAAAGTACCTTTTGGATGGTAACGAACCAAATCAACGGGAATTGTACCGATGGCTAATGAAGATTTACAATCTACTCGGTGCTCCCGTAAACAGCATTATCTACAATATCCCAGATCAGATATTGCTATCGAATGACCGCGCGACCGATATAGAAACAGAATTGATGTTTACAACCAACAATCAGCAGGCAATAGAGGACTTGCGGAACAGCCTGAATGATATTCTGGCCTCAATCGGGTTTGTTACGAACAACGGGCAAGATGTAGCCGATTTATCAAACAAAATTGACGATACTTTATCTCTACTACATTTCACTGGCGGCAACGAGCAACGTTTAAGCGACTTGGAGCAGGCTTTTCAAGACAATCAAACTCTATATTGGATGGAGGCATAAATGGCAATTACACCGACTAAGATCGTTCCAGGAAGTGCATTAACTAATGCCCTTGCCACATATTACACCGTACCTGCCACTACCAAACAGACCATAGTAAAAGAAGTAGAGTTTTGCAACACCGATACAGTCCCACGGTTGATTACATTGAATATCATACCTTCTGCCGGTTCAGCTTCTGTGGCGAACACGGTTTACAATTCGGTGACTATTCAACCGAATGAAACCAAGAATTTCAGCCGGTCTACGGTCATGCTTCCGGGTGGATTTATTCAGGCAAAAGCCGATGCGGGGGCCGTTGTCAGTTTCAGGGTATCAGGAGTGGAGTATACCTAATGGGCACTGTTCACTCGACATTGTACGGCTTAGAAAGCAATATTTCTGCGAATAAGACCGTTGCCGAGCCTGATGGTACTGTAGCATTTAAAGGCAACGCTACGGTTTGGAAAGACGTGTTTTTCCCACAGGGTGTACCTAAAACAGTTGGGGCAGGGAACCCTTCACTTGTAACGTGGAATGGTAATCTTAGGGGGTACGCTTATGCTGTTGGTGATGCAAATGATTTCGACCCACAAGAGTTCCCTCACGATGGCAAAGAAGGTTCAACCGGAACTTTTCACATCCATTTCGTACTTTTATCAGCTACTAATGGCGATAAGATAAACTGGCAAATTGAATATTCACAGTCAAATATAAACACAACGTTTCCGGCCTCGACCACAATATCAGCCGAATATACTGTATCAGGTTCACCTACTGCACCGTATCATGTGATTTTCAATATCGGGACATTTACTACATTGAATATTGCCTCACAGATGTTTTGCAGGATAACAAGGATAGCTAAATCAGCAGGAGGCACTAATCCTGCTTCTGACCCGCTTATAATTGGTTGCCATTATCATTACGAATTAGATACAGCCGGTTCAAGGGAAATCATTACTAAATGACAAAATCACTAGAAAAGCAAATAGAATTACCAGATAAAGTCAATATGCTCATGGAAGAGTTATTGAAGATGCCGCAAGCAGATTGCCCAGTCAAACACACTTTTATGCCGGGGATTTACATGAGGGAAATAACTTTCCCGGCAGGGACGGCGGCAGTAGGCCAATTTCACAAATACGACCATATAAACATTCTGGTTAAGGGCAGAGTAACGGTTGTAAACGATGACGGCTCTACGACCGATTTGACGGCCCCCATGACGTTTATCGGGCATCCCGGCCAAAAGTGTGGATACGTCCACGAAGAAACCATCTGGATAAACGTCCATTACTGCGACTGTACTGATGTTGAGACTATGGAAGCAAGTCTTTATGATCTATCCAAGGCCCCGCAAAGGATTAAGGTAATTTCCTCCGACAGAAAAGCTATTGACATGGACGATTACAACCTTCTGGTTGATGATATGGGTTTAGACCTCGGAGAGATTGAGGCAGAAGTTGCAGACCCCGACAATCAAATGGCGATGCCTTACGGGATATACAAGGCTAAAGTTTCTGATTCCCTTCTTCACGGTAAAGGGGTTTTTGCTACAGGTAATATAAAAAAGGGTGAGCTAATCGGCCCCGTCAAGTTCCAAGGCAAAAGAACCCCACTAGGCAGATATTGTAATCATTCCAAAAACCCTAATGCCGAATTCAAGCTATTCGGGGAAGATATTTATCTTGTAGCCCTAACGGATATCAACGGTTGTCAAGGTGGTAATGACGGCGAGGAGATAACAACCAATTACCGACGCAACCTGATGATTACAGGGAGAGCACCATGTCAGCAGCTATAACGGCGGCAGTAGTAGGTGCAGGGATAATTACGGGTGGCAATCTTATCAGTAGTAATGCCAATGCGAAAGCGGCTAATAAGGCTACCGACGCTCAATTATCAGCACAGCAACAGCAACAGGCCAATTTCAATCTAGTTCAAGGGCAGGAAGCTCCTTACCGACAATTAGGCGAACAGAATATTCCCGAATTACAGAAGATGCTTTCCGGTGGCTACGACATGAAAGCCTCCCCCTCGGCGCAGTATGCCATGACGCAAGGGACACGCTCTATCAACTCAGCTTTAGGCGCAAGAGGCTTGGAAGGCACCGCAGTTCAGCAGTTGGGGCAATTATCCTCGCAGACTGCCGCTAATGATTACCAGAATAGATTTAACCAGTTGCTTTCCGCAACCAATATCGGGTCTAATGCCGTAGCTATGACCGGTTCAGGAGTGAACAACCTCAATAACAACCTTCAGGCCGGGGCGGGGAATCTTGGCAATATCAACATGGCTAATGGCAATCAGCAGGCAACTGGTATTGGTGCCGCGGCGGGGGGTCTTGCCAGTATCACCTCCGGTTTGCTTGGGAATTACCAGAATAGTTCTCGCGGTTCAACCGGTTCAACCGGTTCATCCCCTGATAGTTCCTTTGGGGTATTGCAGAGCGACCAGGGTTATAGCGGTTGGAATCCGTCACTGACATAGGAGTACATCATGGGATACGCGGAAGGTTTAGGAGTAGGGGCGCATGTCGGGCAACAGGTCTGGAATAACATTGACCCGATACAGCGACAAGCGGCCATAGAGCAAGTTCAGGCACAACGGCAGCAGAACGCTTTAGGTGCCTTGAATCTCCAAAAACAGCAGATGGCCTATCAGGACCTTCTCGGAGCCAGATCAGCGGCACAGAATGCCCAAGGCACTCCCGCACAGACTACAACTACGGTACAGCCGGGACAGACCCAACCGCCTGCCCTTTCCGACGCTTTTGGCGTCCAGACTGCGTTAGGCGCTAATCCTGCTACGGGAAGTTCACCGCAAAGCGATGTGCAAGGTTTGCAAGCCAATGTTGACAAGTATCCGCAACTTGCTAATCAGTTGGGCGCTACCCAACGGCTTCAGGAGATGAAAGCGGAAGCACCCCCTGTTGACCAGAATGCGCCGGTTGACGCTTCCGGCTTTCCGGCTCCGGCTACCGAGACAAGCCCCATTGTGCAGGCTTACAAGGAAGGCAGGGTGCAAAGCACTACGACTCCGGCAATGCCTCCCGACCGTATCAAGGCGCAAATTGACTATTACCATAGCGTGGGCAATATGGATGCGGCAAATGCTCTCAAACAGCAAGTATTTGCCGAATCAAAAAATATTGTTGATGCTACCGGCAATATGGCAGACGGATTGAAATTAATGAACTCTGCTTTTGGCACCAATTATTCCTATACCAAACTACCGAGCCTCGACCTTCTGAAAGACGGTGATGGAAATATCGTGTCAGCAATAAACAAGAACGGAGTGGAAATAGATATAGCTAAAGGCATGTCGATGTCCCAAGCCATAACCAACAACTCTACTCCTATTAACATGGGATCAGGGCCAGTCGGGAAACAGATAAGTCAATTTATGGCCGATAATCCGGACTTCAGTTATCAGGATTTGGCTAGCTTCATCGGGAAGAACGGAATCAGCGTTACATCTAAAGGTATCCCGCAATTGCTTGAGAGTGCAAGGAAGTCGGATGAAGATTCAAAACGTGAGGAACGGTTCAATGCCAGTCAGGAGCGTATTGCTAAAAACACCGAAAGGATGCAAGCGAATAGCGATAGGATGTACGCTCTTGCCCTTGAACGGCTCAAAAATTCCAATGGTAGCCAAGAGGATGTAAATTCAATGGCGACCGCTATACTCAACGGTCAAATGGCACCATCCGACCTTCCGAAAAGGGGGGGAGTATATAACAGAATAGTGGGTGAAGTTTTGCGGCAGAATCCTGATTTTGACGTAATGAAAGCTAATTCGACAGCGGCTATGATGAAAAATCCTGTCATTATGCAGAAGGGCGCGACACTTTCGGTCGTCCCTGAAATTCTCGGCAAGACTGTAGAAGCCGGGATAAAGATGAATTTCCCTGATGCCAAGTTCGCCGGTATTGCTCAGAAATGGACCCAAGGGCAATTGAATGACCCCAACTTAGCTAAGTATATGGCCCTTCGTAATGATTCCTTGATGACTATAGCAGGGGTAATGCGTGGCAACGGAATGACTGACCTTGCCCATCAGGTAGAAATGGAAGCGCAACACCCGACTCAATCTCCACGCGCTCTTAAAGGGTGGCTTGAAGGTCAGTTGACATCTTTCGACCCGCGTATCAGATCCATGAACGACCTTGTTGGAGGCAGGCTTAAACCGACTAAGGCAGTAGTGAACGGTCAGACCTATACTCCCAATGGGCCAGAACTCCCCCAAGGCGCAGTAAAGGGAAAATTTCACGGCACAGACGCATATACTGTCAATGGTGTAGTCTATGACATGGCAGGTAAGAGGTTAAACTAATGGGCGCATATCCCGCAGGTTTTGTACCTGAATCATCTCAGACTCAATCTGCATATCCGGCTGGCTTTGTCCCTGATACTTCTACTCCCGCCGGCTATAAGGTAGTGACTCCCGGCAACGATACGTCAGTTGCAGAGGAGATGAATCAAGCTCAAGGTAAATGGACGCCGGAGATGCTGAAGGGGGCAATTGCCTCCAAACTTGACAGCGCAAAGCAAATGATTCGCCCTGCACTTGAAGGGGGCGGGGCTGTTATTGGTGGTTTGGTTGGCACAGCAGGCGGGGCGGCTTTAGGTCTAGGTGGCGGTCCTGCGGCTCCCGCTACAGTCCCTTACGGAGCGATTGCCGGAGGTGTAGCGGGTTCAGGATTGGGTTATGCAATGGGGGCGAGGGCCGCTGATCTGATAGAAGGAAAACAAAGAACGCTTGGCAACGCCATGACTCAATCAGCGCAGGATGTAGGTACAGGGGCAATGCTCGACATGGGCGGTCAGTCTGTAGTACCTGCGGTGCAAATGTTAGGTAAAGGCGTAGGATCGGTTGTAAAGCCCATGCTCGGTAGAATGTCGGGGACAGGTGAAGCGGCAATCAATGAAGCTATTGAAAGTGGCAAGAGTACCGGAATTACTAAAAATCCTCTTGCCAGTTCCACGGATTTCGATAAGGCGTTGCGCGGCGAAATTAGCGGAGAAGAAGTAGTCGATAACGCAAGGACGGCACTCAGTACCTTGAAAGACCAACGTGCAGACGCTTATCGTACTCAATTGGCACAGGTGGCGCAGAATACAGAACCGATAGACCTTAGACCGCTGAAAACCGATCTCTCCGAATTGATGGACAAATATAATGTGAAAGTTGGAGAAGATGGCAATCTTGACCTTTCCCGCATAGCAATGGGTAAATCCGGGCGCGGAGACATTAAGGATGTTATTGAAACCGTGTCGAATTGGGGGACGAAAGAAGGTGACAATACACCTCTTGGGCTTGATGTTCTAAAACGTCAGCTTGATGACTTCTATTCCGACTCCTCACAGGCTCGGCAATTTGTAGCCTCCATGCGGAATAAGGTTAAGGATACCATCGTTGAAAATGTCCCCGAATATGCGGAAATGACAAAAGGATATGCCGAAGCAACGAGCATGATTAAAGACATTGAAAGCGGTCTTATGATGCGTAAACAAGGCATATCGGGACGCATTGTAGCCGATCAGACCTTGCGTCGGTTGACTTCTGCCATGAGAGACAACTTCCCTTTACGCAATGATCTTGTTAATACACTCAGCACCAATGGGGGTGTTGATGTAGCCGGTCAAGTCGCAGGTTATAGTCTTAGCCCCGCAATTCCTAAAGGATTTGCCGGGACATTGGCGGTAGGTGAAGCGGCGGCGGCTAAATTCCTGAATCCGAAGTTGTGGCCGTTATTCGTTGCCAGTTCCCCAAGGGTGCAAGGGGAATTCTTGAGACTGTTCGGTCAAGCCCTCGCAGAATCTGGAAAACTTCCGCCAGATGTTGCCAGAGGATTAGCAGTTCAGTTAGGCATACAACTTAAAGGGGCCAACAATGAAAACAAATAAACATCCCGGCTTTGCCGCAGTACAGAAGAAAATAGAAGGCGAGGGCTACAGCAAGGAATCAGCCGGTGCAATCCTCGCCAATGCTACTCGCAAGGCATCTACCAAGGCGAAGAAAGCCAATCCTAACCTCAAGAAAGTGAGAGGTAAATAACCATGCCTGCCGTCAGTAAGAACCAAGCCACCGCGATGCGGATAGCCGAAGCCGTCAAGAAAGGTAAAGCCAAGGCCAAGCCTGGAAGCCCCTCGGCAAAGATGGCTAAGAGTATGAGCGTCAATCAGCTTGAAGATTTCACGCATACCAAGACCAAGGAACTACCGAAGAGAGTCAAAAAGGCAAAGAAATGAAATACCTGCCATTGTTACTGCTTTTGTCCGGTTGCGGCACCTTCACCGGCTACGACTTGAATGCCAATGCAGGCACTCAGCTAGGGCAAATGCCGTATGGCACAGTATCCAGACCCGTCTATAATGGCGGGGTAACGCTTCACTATGAGGTCAAGAAATGATAATGACCGGAAACGTACCGAAAGCACTTTCAGGAGGCAAACCCATGAAGAAAGCAAAAGGCGCAAAGAAGTGGGAAGGCTCGGCAGAAGACAAGAAGATGGACAAGAAACTCGGCATCAAGGAAAATGACAAGCGGGACAAAAAAATGGATAAGGCCGGTCAAACCAAATTCAACAAGATGGCCGGGAAGAAGAAATAAGCAAGACTATCAAGAAGCCAGTTAAAAAGCCAGTAAGCAATCCCGTAAAGAAAACTAAACCTAAACCATCTCCGAAGCCGCCAAGGAGTATGCCGGAGTATTCTCAGTACGCCTAGGAGGTACGTCATGGAAGATCAGGAGCCTATCTACCCACAGCAGAGGAAAACCAAGCGTAGGGCGTCAGACCGTTGCCCCGACGATATTTGTAATGAGCATAGTGGCATCAAGACCACACAATATATCATCATTGTCGGCATTATGATCAATGTCGGCTTACTGTCGTGGGATAAATTTGTTACCTCTGCCGATATAAAAGAAAACCTTGTCGGGCTGAGGAGTGATATTAGTTCTGTGATGAAAGCACAGGAAAAGCTTGAAATTAGGGTATCAGAAGTTGAACGGATTGTTTACAGCTATAACCCTAAAGGAGTGCGGTAATGGCACAGAAAGCGGCAGTTTTCGAGTTTCTCCTGAATCAGCAAAGAACGGCTATCAATGCCGTCGCGGGTGGTTGGGCTTATTTTTATGAAGCCGGTGCGGGGTATCCGAGTCTTAAAGACGTATGGCTTGACCGGGACAAGAATACTCTTGCTTCCAACCCTTATCAGCTTGACGCTAATGGCAAGGCACAAATTTACGGTGATGGTAACTATCGTATCGTGGTCAAAGACGCATCAGGGGTAACGGTAGAGGATTGGGACAACATCACCGTTATTGATTACCTGACAGCCGGAGGATATCAGGCTGTTGATGGTGATTACGCTTCGCTGAGTGCCGCAGTAACAGCAATCGGAAGCACCCCGACCACATTGACCATTAAAACCGCTAATTACCCTATCGGTGCGCCGGTTACGGTCCCCTCGACTTTGCGGCTCTCCTTTTTGCCTCCCGGCAGTATCGCCCAAGGTACTGACGCCCTGATTGTCGATAGTGAAATTACAGCAGGGGCCTACCAGATTTTCAGTGGAACGGGAAGTTTGACACTCAACGCAGTAAGTAAAGCCTACCCTCAATGGACAGGGTGCGTTTGCGACGGCACTACGGACGATACGGTAGCTCTTCAGCGGCTGAACGATGCCCTCTCCCCCGGCGCGACCATCTCCCTGCAAAAAGGCGATTGCAAGTTTACCACTCTCAATCTCACGACGGGTGTGGATATCGTTGCAGAGGGAGGCAGGCTTTACAGCGGTACGGTGTATTTCGGATATACTGCTCCTGGAATCGGGAACACTCATAATAGCACCGTCTCAGGATGGTTTAAGCAGTGTCATTTTGACTTGCACCGAACCGATGATGTAGACAATCCGTACATAGATAACGGCTTTGTTGCTGATGTTCATTTCGTCAACGCCACATTGGACGGGACGGGTCTTAATGATACAGGTTCTGCTTCCGGAACAGCAGTATTTATCGGGCAACTGGCGTTCAATACCACGTTTACAAACGTTCGGATGAACAACTATACCAACGGTGTAGTTATCCAAGGGAATTCCGCAACAGACCTTTCCGGAACTGCTTTTCTGGGGACTGGCGTTTCAACATATTTCACCGATGTGAATATTAATAACATGGGATGGGGTAGCGGAGGTAAAGGAATCCAGGTCATCGGTTCATGTAAAGATGGTCTGAGCTTACACATGAGCAACGTGCTTCTAGATCATTGTGGCATCGGTCTTGATCTGCATAATGAGCGGTCAGGAGGGGCGGGAGAACTTACCGTTCTCGGTTCCAATGTCCGGCTCGAATGGAATGACCAGGCCGTTAGAAACGATAGTCAGGATGGTCTGGTAAGTTTTAAAGGTGTGTGGGCTTATGCTCCCCCAGGGGTTGACAGATATATTGAAAATGTAACCGGCAATATAATGATGTCCGATGTCAGGGGTACCGCTGATTCCGGAAAATATATGGCCTACAATGCTCTAGCCAACGACTCTCGACAGTTTACCATATCCGGGATTTACCCTGAATCGGCGGCGTATAACGTCATAAGCCCGATTTACAGCGACGAGTCCTCTTTTAATCAACTTCGTGTCTTACGCTTTGGCATTACGGCAGGAGCGGCAGGGAAAATCAAAGTCAAGTTTCTCAATGACGGTACCTTGCAGAGTTACGGCGGCAACTTTCTGGATACCACCCAGTCGGCTGATATTGCCAGTGGCGGTACTGCTTCGGTCGGTTCGGGGATTTCAGCGATTACCTACGGGTTTACCACCGGGACGTTGAGCATTGCCTTAGCGAAAAGTATCGGCAGGGTGGTGAGCGGGACACTATCCTATCAACTCGGCTCCCTCGGCATCGTCAGTGTTGCCGTCTCAAAGGGTGGCGGTGACTCGGCATCCGTATCATTCAACAAAGCCGACGGGACGAACTTCGACCTCAGTACTTTGACCGGGGCCAACTATATTGAGTTCACGCTGTTCATGGCGCAATAGGAGACAATAATGCGGAAATTCCTGATAACCCTATTCATCCTGATTCCAGTTGTGGTTCTTGCGAGAGATATTTCCCATACCCCTCTTGTGGTTGGAGTCCCTTTACTTACCGACCGTATCCCTATGGGCAGGCCAACCGACAACAAGCCCGATGGTCAGGGGACGGCTTACACGGTCACCATAGACCAGATAGGGCAGGCAATCGGGACAGGACTCCAAGGACCACAGGGGCCGACAGGACCGGCAGGACCGGCAGGAGCAACCGGACCACAAGGACCACAAGGTATACAGGGACCACCTGCGCCTAACGTCAACTGGCGTGGTACATGGTCGAGTGTTTCCAATTATGCCGCAAATGATGGGGTTAACTATGGCACTTCCTCATATTATGCTTTAGCTTCAAATTCCAATGTAATCCCCGGAACCGATGGCACTAAATGGGCCATTCTTGCGGCAGGGGGGGCACCCGGACCAACCGGACCAACCGGGCCAAAGGGAGATAAGGGCGATACAGGCGCAACAGGGGCAACGGGGGCAACGGGGGCAACGGGGGCAACGGGTCCCGCAGGGGCTAAAGGCGATAAAGGCGATGCAGGAGATACCGGCCCTGGTGTAGCATCAGGAGGCACTACAGGACAACTTCTCTACAAAATAAATGGAACGAATTACAATACAGGGTGGGAGACTCCAACTCCTTCACTGGTTGGAGCAGCCCCCGCATCTGATGGCTTCAGTAATTATTCCTCCAACGTCATCACAAAAACAAAGCTTTCCTCTTCCACCTCTTCCACCTCTTCCACGACAGCCGCGAATAGTGCGGCTGTGAAGGCGGCTTATGATTTGGCGAATGGGAAGGTCACAGCATCAACAAATACTGTCTACGTCCAATGCACCGGTTCAGGAGATGCCACGGCAATCCAAGCAGCCATTAACGCTTCTTCAGGGCAGACTAGAATTATCCTGAATGGGACACTTTGCGATATAGGTTCTACCACAATCACTATCCCTCTCGGCACACACTATCTGGATATTGAAGGTGCAGGACAGGGTGGAACAACTATTGTAAACTCGACCGGAAATAACACTTCTTTCCAGGTGGGAACATATACTTATGGCTCAACAGATACATGGTCTTTCCCCACCTATGCCATATATGGGACCACCATCAAAAACATGACCATCCGCAATACAGGCGGGACGAAAACATCAACAATAGGCATAGACCTGAGAGGCGCACAAACCGGTACGTTCGAAAACCTGACTTTCAATGGTATTCAAGACGGAATTGTAGTAAATCCTGTATCTAATTGGAACCATATCAGTCACATAAAGACGGCAGGTACGGGACTCAAAAATGCTGTCAAGGTCGTAGGTAATGGATACACGAATAACTACAATTCGACAGGAAACACCTACAGCGATATTCAAGGCCAAAGTGTCGGGACAAGCATTTTACAGTATAGCGGGTGTACTTTCGGGGATTCGGTGGCTTCAAACATCATCGGCACAGGCATTTCTTCTGGCGGTGATGGATCAGGCGGGGGCGCTATAGCAGGAGTTTACTTCAACTCCCCCGGTACGAATTGCACTGATGGCACGAGTAGGTATGCCTCACGCATTTCAGTAAGCAAT